CTCAACAACAAAACAAGAGAAAATTAATATCTTGAAAAGATTTGATAGTGTTGAAACTCTTAAAGAATCTAAAAATTTGTATAGATCAATAAAAGACGAACTTTCAGATACGGTAAGTAAGGATAGTAATACGATTACAGAATCATTTGAGAGAACTGTTGAAAAAACACCAACATCTGGATCGGCAGTTAATTTAATTGAATCTAAAACGTATGAAAATCCTCAATTCTTGAGAATGAAAGATTTAATGTCAAAAATAAAATAAAAAATAAACAAATAAAATAAAAAACCAAAAAAATGGGAGCATTATTAGAATCAGGTCTTGTTGGTAACATCGGTTTAAAACACCTTAAAGTTATCAAAGAAGATACTATTAACAAATGGGATAAATTAGGATTCCTTGAAGGTCTTAGAGGCCACCTAAAAGAAAACGTAGCACAGTTATATGAAAACCAAGCTTCTTTCTTAATTAACGAGGCAACTTCTGAAGGTTCTAACGGAGCGTTCGAAACAGTTGTTTTCCCTATCGTAAGAAGAGTTTTCTCTAAATTGTTGGCTAACGATATCGTATCTGTACAAGCAATGAACTTACCTATCGGTAAATTGTTCTACTTTGTACCTCGTATCCAAGGATATAACGGTGGTACTGCAAATGAATCAGGAGCACACTACGCACCAATCGGAGCACCTAACGGACCTACAGCAGGTGGTACAGGTAACTCAGGACCAGGTGCAGGATACCCTGACAATGCAGGAGCATTCGGAAAAAATCTTTATGATTTATTCTACGAAGGTGCTGAAGCAGGATTAGATCCTCCAGGATTATTTGACTATTCTAAAGGTCGTTGGTCAGCTGTAACAGCAAGTACTAACATCCAAGTATGGTCTAACGGTACATTAGTTGATTCATTGGCACCAACAGGAAATCAAAGAAAATTAATCATCAAAATGTGTGGTTTCGCAGATACAGGAGCAGGTAAATTAATCGGTCCTGATGGAAATGAAATGGATTCTGAAACTTTCCTTTCTGACCTTAAAATCTTTACTGATTTAACTGCATTCTCTGCATCACCAACACCTTGTAATGTTATCAGTTCAAATGGTGTAGCAGTTCCATTATTGTTCAGAGTTGTAACTCAACAATACGGTAAAGGTATTGTACAATATGGTAATACTGTGACTACAACTTGGCCAACAGATGGTAACGGTGGTTCATTCAAAAATATCTGTTCTGCAGATGGATGTATCTACTTAGAAGTTGATTTATCTTGTCCAGTATGTGCTGATTGTGACTCTACATCTTTAGATGGTTACACAGGTACTACTATCTATTCAGGAGCTTCAGGTGCCTCTTTCGTAGCGGTATTTAGAAGATACGAAGAAATGGAATTTGAAGACAAAATCGGAGAGGTTTCTTTCGACTTGGATTCAGTAACTGTTTCCGTAACTGAAAGAAAATTAAGAGCACAATGGTCTCCTGAGTTAGCTCAAGACGTTGCAGCATTCCATAACATCGACGCTGAGGCTGAGTTAACAGCATTGTTATCTGAGCAAGTAGCAGCAGAGATTGACCGTGAGATCTTACGTGACTTGAGAAAAGGAGCGGCTTGGAACTTACGTTGGGATTACAACGGATGGAGAAGAATTTCTCAAACTACATCTTACACTCAGAAAGATTGGAACCAAACTTTAATTACAGCAATCAACCAATTGTCAGCACAAATCCACAAATCTACTTTGAGAGGTGGTGCTAACTGGATCGTTGTATCTTCTGAAGTTTCAGCAATTTTTGATGATTTAGAATACTTCCACGTATCTAACGCATCTCCTGAGCAAGATCAGTATAACATGGGTATCGAAAGAGTTGGTACTTTAGCAGGACGTTACCAAGTGTACCGTGATCCTTACTTCCCACCAAACCAAGTTTTGATTGGACACAAAGGAACATCATTGTTAGACACAGGTTACATCTACGCACCGTATGTACCTCTACAATTGACACCTACAATGTACAACCCATTCAACTTCACACCTATCAAAGGTATTATGACAAGATACGCTAAGAAAATGGTTAACAACCGTTTCTACGGACGTATCACAGTTGATGGAGTTAGAACATT